AAGGCACAAGACAAATGATTGAATCTTTAGTAAAGCCTAGTCCTTTAGATAACGATGTAGCTGTAATGAAAATATTACAGCTTATGGGCCAAATTAGCCTGCGAGACCTAGAGTATGTTTTAAAAGTAGTGGCTGCCGTATATAAAAAGGTTTCTTAACATGACAACATTTACAACAAATGACCGTATAGCAGCAGAGCCTATACCTTTTGCAGGCATAGTAGATTTGACCATAAAACAAGGCACAGACGAATGGCATCAACTGCGCCTTGGCAAAGTAACGGCTTCTAGGGTTGCCGACATACTTGCAAAGACAAAGACAGGGCCTTCAGTTAGCCGAGTCAACTACCTGATTGAGCTTGCCTTACAACGAGTTACAAAGGCCCTAGAGCCATCTTACACCAACGCATCAATGGAATGGGGAACATTAACTGAACCGCAAGCGAGGGTAGCTTATGAAGTTGCAACTGGTAATTTTGTCGATCAAATCCCTTTTATGGACCACCCTAAAATTAAGTGGTTCGGTTGCTCTCCTGATGGCCTGGTTGGGGACGATGGACTCATTGAGATCAAATGTCCTAACTCTCCTACACATTGGTCCTATATAAAGGCAGATGAACCGCCCAATAAGTATGTAATACAAATGCAAGCGCAGATGGCGGTTACAGGACGTAAATGGTGCGACTTTGTATCGTTTGATCCTAGGATGCCTGAACGCAGCCAGCTGTATATAAAAAGAGTTCCTAGGGACGGTGAGTTTATTCTTTTTATGGAGGCAGAAGTAGCTAGTTTTTTAAGAGAAGTTGAGGAGGAAGTAAATTTAATGGAGAGCAAAGATGCTTAAAGAAATAAAAGTAATCTATTCATGCAATATTGCTGGATATAACACCCATCTAATAGACAAAGCAGAGCTTATGAAATGGCTTGATGGCCAATTTAAAGCGTATGTTGGTGCAAAAGATATTGGAATCATGGGTAATTCACAACTAGAAACTTCGGAAAAGGAATAAATATGTCAGTCAAATACTTTGTAAAAGCAGCCGTTTCGGAATACACCGATAAAGAAGGCAAATCAAAAAAGAAATATCAATCTATTGGTGTTGTAATGGAAACCAAACATGGCCTAATGCTTAAGATTGAAACCATTCCTGTATTTGCCATGAAGGAAGGATCAATTTTTGCTTATTTAAATGAGCCTGAAGATAAGCCCCAGGGATATTCTGCGCCACAGAATTTAAGCCAATTGGAAGAAGACGTTCCGTTTTAAGGAGTAATTATGCTAAGAGTTGAAAAGTTTAAAGAGCGTTTTCCTGATGCTCCTGATAATGGAACGGCCCAAAAATTATGGGAAACCGCCTGGAACGAGGCTATAAAGACAGCAATTAAGCACATTGACATTTATACGACCTTGGACCAAGCTACAGCTAGGGCCTATGCCATGAATATTATGGACGAACTGGAGGGACTTGCATGAACGATCACATTTGGACCGCAGCAGGAACTGATATTGAAGAGCGCTGGAAGGCTAAATATGGATGGGTTAGACCATCCGAACAGCCTGAATATCAAGCCAAGTTTAAGTATTACCAAGAACTGCCTCTAAGGAAACTTGACGATGAAGCCAAGGTTCAATACGAGGCAGTTTTAAGAAAGGCTAAAGTAGCCAGGGTTCGTTAGTATTTCCGCATGTTTGGAAGAGGCGCTTCTGCTTGGCTTTTGCCTTCAGGATGCGCTTTTTCCATTGGTAAGCTCATGTGCTTGTCTAATTTGGCTTCTAAACGCTTTAATTCGTGTTCTGTGGCCTTTTCATGCTCTCGCTCTACTATGTAGTGGCCCTTGGTCTTGCCGTCGCTTGCAGCGCCTGTAATCTTGAAACTATCTGCTTTCATTTTATGCTCCTAAAATATCCATTGCTCGGTGAATTGCGGAAATACGTTGGTCCAACCCTAGTGTGCCACCATTGATTCGTTTTGTCATAGTTAGCCAATCTTCAACATCAGCGCAGGCATTTAAGCCCTTTTTATTCCAAAACCAGCCAGCCGACATAGCAGCGTTTTCAGGCTGTAAAAGTAATTCAGGGGTATCTGTCAACGGACGATTAATTGCATCACCGCATACAGTGTAATTAGAACGACCAGTAAGCTGAATAATGCCTCGTCCATGAAATCTCCATCCATCTCCGTCTTGTGAATTGCCTAAATCGGCTCTACCGCCATAAACCTTGTTCGCTATCTTTTCAGGGTTGTTTTCGTATTTTTCAGCAGTATCCGTATCAGGAAAACGGCTAGGCCATACTCGCATCAGCGCTGCAGCAGAATAATGAAGATTCTCTTCCAAATTCTTAAAATTATTAGATTCATGCTGGCATTGACCGATAAACGCAGCTTGGCGTTTCGGTGTATTAATCTCGTATTTATTAAAAGTCGCATTTAATGGGTCTAGCCATTTAGAGTCAATCCCTAGCGCTGTAAGTTGGTCAATGTTCATTTAATTTACTATTTTCTATAATCCAGTCCTGCAATGATACTAGTTGGGCTGTTGTGCTGGCGCATTGCTCGGTAAGAGATACCACGTTAACGGTTTGGCCATTAACTGTGATGGTGGCTGAGGCATCGCTGGTGGACAGGCTACTGGAACTGGAGTAGTGCATCCTGCCATACATAGCATGAATAGAAGCGATCCTTGCTTCATAAGTCTGTTTAATTCCATCATTTATTAACTCCTGTTCCTTTTGTATTGCTTTTGTTTTATCTGCTTGCTCTTGCGCCACAATAGCTTGCTGATCCACATAATGAGCAAAACGCAAATGCTCGACATAATAACCACTGAATACAAGAGCAAAATATAGTGCAATTTTGTAGTAACCACTAAACCCACCTGTAAATAATGAAATTAAAAAGTTCATTGTGGCTCTGCACCGCTCATGTGTTTTGCTGCTACTGAAGCTGCGCCTGAGCCTGATACGATACCTAATGCGCCAGCTAACTCAGTAAGGCTAATTTCATGCCCTGCATAAATAAGATAAATTGCTGCACCAGCAACTACTACAAAACCCAAAAACCAAGCCCACCTTGCAATATCATGGGTTTGATTATCTTTTCCAGTCAAAATATGAGTAAAAATTTCGTTCATTTTTGATTTCCAGCTAATAAAGCCACTATTACAGCAATTAACTGCATAGTCCATTGACGAGTATCTCCTGTAGTAAGGCAAGGAATCCAGTCAAGAATACAAAGCGAACCTATTGTTGCCGATATTCCAACAATATAAACCAACAACCAAATAAGAACTAATCGGTAATTATTATTCATTTTTGCGTAAAGTAATGAGCAATAAAACCAACTAAAGAACTTATACCTGATACAACCATCATGCCGACCCAAAAGCCTCCACGACCTTTATTTGCCATAGCAAGTAGTTCTTTGATATCGTGGCGCATTTCAGCTACTTCTCGCTCCATAGCTTCTACCTTGGACCACATTACCCCTATTTTAACTGGATCAATCTCAGACATGATTACGTTTTCTGTATAAAGGCCAATGAATAATATAGTGGAACGTTTGTGCCACTGTTAGTTACAACTCCTGAACTTGCAAAGCCACCTGTATTTCCAACACCATAAGTATTGCCTGCACCTACTATAAATGAATCTCTTAAATCAGGAGTGCCGTTTGATCCGTTACAAATTACATAGCCAGCTGGAATAGAACCGATAGAGCCTGACCACATAATAATTGCGCCAGTAGGAATAGCTGTAGTGGAACTTGTAGAGGTTGGAATAGCATAAATATTGTCATAAGTCTGAATAACGGCATTTGTAGAATCTGCCAAAACAAACTTATATGAATAACCTGTAGTTAGCCAAATCTCAAAAGGTGGTCTGCCGTCTGTTCCTAATACGATAGGATTGGTATTTGCAACAGCGCCTGTTGAGTCTGTATAGGTAGCCAAAGGGGTGCTAGAGCCTGCCTGGTAGCTATATAAATAACCGCCAGCTAATGGCAAGCCTGTAGTGGTAAAGAACTGAAATCCGTTACCTATTGGGGATAATAAGACTGACATTATTGATTACCTTTTTCTTTTTGAACTTGTTGCAAATAAGATTGGAAAGAAGCCAATGGAACTTTGCCAGCGCCTATATTGCTTGGCGCTTGTAATAGCTGTTTTAAAGTTGATTGACCAATACCTTTTTCAAGATAAGAAGCAAAAGCAGGGTTATTTAATGCTTTTTGAATTAACTTAGGAGCGACAACACCTACGGCTATACCTTTGCCAGCGCCATATATATCACCTTCTCTCAAAGCCTCACCAACACCCAAGGCAGCAGGAAGCGCAGCGGCATTTAGTATGCGAGCAAATGTTCCGCTATTTGGTAATTTTTCAGGCAATACATTTTTGCCAGCAGCAGCCAAATTAGCTAACTGTGGATCTTCTGCATAGAAAGAATAACGTTTGCCTTTAGTTTTTAAAGAGTTATATAGTTTAGATGGGCTAATTTCACCAGTTGAAAAGTCGGCAACATCCTCGACTTTACGCATATTGCCCCATTCTTTATTAGCTTGTTTAAGCAAAGCAACGTCGGCTTTGTTGCCATAAAACTCGGCTGAGTCGCTTAAACCTTTATTTAATAAGTCTCGTAAATCTCGAGCATATCCAGCAACATCAACATCCTTGCTTCCTGACAATCTATCCAATCGCTTTTTAAGATTTTTATATTGAGCGGCATCTAAATAACCGCTATTTTGCTCAGCTTTTGAAAGAATATCGTCAATATTTTTTTGAATAATTTGATGCTCTGAATCTTTTAATGTATGCATAGCATCATCGTTTAATTCATTTAAAGCATTTTTAAATTGCTTATCGATACCAATATTGACTCTAGTAGCAACATCGTCATAAACGTTGCCAATTCTATCTTTAGCAGCAGTAATAACTTCAGGAGTAATATGTTCGGCATCTTCACCAAATGTTTTAGCCACAGCCTTGTTATATGCTGCCTTTTGAGCGCCTGCAAAAGAAGCCTGTGCGCCTGCGGTAATTGGGTTATCAGATAAAAAAGCCTTAGCTCTTTCTAATACTTTTGAACCTGTAGCCTGGGCTGCGTCTAAAGGAATACCAGCATCTTTTAATATTTGAACGGCTTTTTCACCAACAGGGGATAGTTGTTTTGCAATAGGTTGAGCAATACGACCAATAGCTTTAACACCAGCCTCACCGCCTGCACCAGCAGCAGCGCCACCAAGCATATTAAAGGCTCTGTTTTCACTTTCTAAAGTAGGCTGAACAGCGCCCATACCTGCGCCTGTCATAGCGGTTTTGGCAATAGTGCCACCTGGAAGCAAGAAAGCCTGTCCAAGCTCGCCAGCTACGTTTCCAGCTAAACCTGCGCCAGTTCCTAATATTTCCTCATTAGCTTTTCTTTGAGCCAATATTTCTTGCTGGCGGTTTGCAGCAACTTCTTTAGCTGAAGGCAATCCGAGCTTTTCACCAACCTTAGATACTTGTGGGAATTTCTCTTCAAAATATTGCGCTAATGGGTCTAATACTTGGCCAACACCAGTTATGGTTGTTTGACCTGAGGCTTTTAAACCTTTGGCAAACAACTCGGTATTTGACATAGGCTGCCCCTTTTCATTTAAAGGACGAGCTTTTTCTACTTCAGAAGCGTTGATTGGTTTAGAAACTTCAACCTCAGATGGATTGATCGGCTCATAGCCTGAAACTGTTACAGATGAATGACCTGTTTCAACTTGGCTTGGATCAATAGGAGGCAACTTCATGGATACCTTTTGCAGATACCCTTTCGTTTCAGAAGCTGGCGGTTCGCCTCCAGCAACTACAGCTTGGCCTGCTTTACTACCACCGTTGTAATGGGCCAAAGCAGCTTTAAAGCTACCGTATTGTTTTTGTAAATCAGATAAATATTGCGCTGCGCCATGAGCAGAACTTACAGGATCATTTACATCAACACCATAAGCCTGAGCGGTGGATGGCATAAATTGAAACCGACCTTTAGCACCCTTGGGGCTTTCTGCCGTATCTTTTCCGCCACTTTCTACGGATTCGACAGCAGATAAAGCGCCTTCAGGAAGGCCGTATCTTTGCTCTAAAGAAGCATAAAGATTATCCATTATTTATATTCCCAAGACTTGCCACCATCATAGCTTACAACTGGAACTTTACGACCATCCTTGGTTTTATACGTTCCAAAAGTAGGATTGCCCTTTGGCTGAGTTTTTGCCTCTGGGCTTAAATATTTCTCTCTAATATGTTGTTGTGCTTCTGCAACATGGGTGTCAGGATTTAACTGTTTGTTTTTTGTTTTCTCTAGCAAAAATTGCTGTTCATCGTAAGCCATTTGATTTTGCTTATGAGCAAAGTCAAAGAAACGCTTTAATGCTCTTGGGTCGCTAGTGACGTCTGGATTATTTTTAAGATAATCATTCATCATATTAGCTGTTGGGTTGCCTTGTAATTGACCAATACCGCTAGTAACGGCTTGCGCAATAAACTTGTTAAAAGATTGGGTTGCTGATAAATCACCGCCTGCAACCTTGTCTACCAAGTCTTGTGGAGCGCCAATAGCCTGTAATCTTTGAGCAATATCAGCATAAGCCCTAGCGCCTGCGCCTGGCTTAAATTGATTCATAAGTTGCTCTGCCTCGTTGATACGAGAATCCACCTGAATAGCACCACCAACCCTGCCAGTTAAGTCTTTTTGGTAATCGTTGAAATTAGCGACCCCTGGTGTTGTTGGAAGTAAATTCTGTGTTCCACCTTGAACGTTTGGTGCTGTAACTGTTCCTGCAGCCCTATTAGTTAAATAAGGTGTTCCTTGTGCGTTTGCATTAAATTGTGGCAATGCAGCAGCGTATTTCTCAGAGTTAGTAGCTAGACTATTTCTAATTTTTGCCAATAAGCCTTTGTAACCTGCAACATCATTATTGTTTAAATGCTCTTCAGCTTGTTGATAAAGAGTATCAATTGCAGGTGAATGACCAAAAGTAGAGGTCCACTGTTTAGTTGCAGATAATTCCTTTTTTAAGCCTTTAATATCATTGCTTTTATATGCCTCAGAGTTTTCTAATCCAGTGATAGCGCCACCAGCCATAGCGACTTGATTTTGTAATAAGTCTAATTGGGACTTTTCAGATTGCGCTTTTGCCTGAGCAATTTCTGCTGGCATTGTTGCTGCTTGTTTTTGATAGGCCTGAACACCTCTAGCCATATTGACAATATCGCCTAAATTATTGCCATATTGCTGTGGCTTAACAGTTAAATCGGTATCAAAGTTATAACCTGCCATATTAAGCTCCTGCTGCGCTTTGGTTTTGACCTAATAAACTAGCCAATAATAAATTGTTTGCAACGCCTGTGGCTGCACCTGTGTAAGCATTAGCCTGACCAACTTGACCTGCTGCCAAAGCTGAAGCGCCACCCACTCCAAGTTGACCTTGTGTGGTTGCAGCATTCTGCGCAAGGTTGCCAGTTTGCTGTTGAGAGGTTTGACCAATACCAGCAATTCCTGCCAAAGTGTTATAAATATTTTGACGTTGATTTTGATAGTTTTGAAATGCGTTTTGATAGTTAGTTTGTGCCAAACCTTGTGTGTAATTTTGCAGCCCTTGTAAAGCATTACCGCCAACTCGACCACCTAATGCGTTTGCAGCGTTTAGATTGGCATTTTGCCCTTGCTGTAATTGGAAGGCATAGCCAGGTGATAATTGAGCGTTTAAATCACTTGCATTGAATTGATTGGTTAAATAACCTGATCCTGTGCCTGCGGTTGTAGGATTGCCATTAGCGTCATATTGAACATAATTGCCAGGCATCAACGAATTGATCGTATTTAAAGCGCCATAGCCTGTTGTTCTATAAGGTTGCTGTTGTTGATTTTGAATATTAAACATATTCGCTGTCAACTGAGATGCGTTGTTTGCTGCATTAGATTGAATTTGCGCTGCTTTATTTGAAGCATTTGCTCCCAATAAACCGCTTAAAAGGCTAGAACCAGCTTGAACTCCTAAAACTGTTCCCAAATTACCCCCTAAACCGCCACCTAAAGCGCCTAAAGCGCTGGTCGTAGCTGGTGCAGCCAATCCTGAGGATGTGCCAACCAAAGCGCTTCCTGAGGCTGGAGCAAGCCCTGCGCTTGCGTCAATAGCAGCAGTTGTAGGCGCTGTCAAAGAGCCTACAGTTCCACCTGATGTGAGGCCTGTTGCTCCTGCGCCACCTGTTAAACCTGTTCCTCCAGCAACACCTGTATCAGTCGCTGCTCCTGCGACAGCAGCGTCCGTTGATGGCGCTGTTCCAAGGGCCAACGCTGATGGATCGCTTGCAACTTGGGTAGCTATTGCAGAAGGGTCTAAACCTGCTGCGGTAATAGTAGAATCAGACAATGTTCCTGAATCGGCTGCTGCCAAAAGGGTGGGATCGGTAATGCCTGCTGCTAAAAGAGCTGCGCCACCAATAGTAGCCCAACCGCCAGGAATGCCGTTATTTACGGCAGAATCTACAGAAGCTAAAGCGCTTCCTACACCTTGCGCTGCACTATTAACTGCGCCTAAAATACCGCCACCGCTACCATCTGTGCCAAGAACACTAGAAATTGGGTCTGTAATTGCGCTTACAATACCGCCACCGCCACCAAAAGGGGTGCGTTTTAATTCCCAAGTCCAACCGCTATGCTTACTTTTAAACATGCTCATATAGTGTTCTCCACAAGGATATAACGCTCTTTGAATCCTACTTTTCGCCACAATCTAGCGATTGATTCTCGAACACCACCTTGTATTTTAGTTGCTCCAAATTGCTTCAAAATCTCCACCAACTGCTTATAGGTGTCTTTATTAAAGATATTTTTACCGCCTATTGCCGTTACAAAGCCAATTCTGTCATTTGGCATATTAATAAACGACACAGTTAAAGCACCTTTAATAAAATCACCTTCAAAAATACCTATTAGCAACCATTGATTGCTAACTACTGCCAACCGCACCTGATCTAATGTGTAATCACCATCTGCATATAGAAGCGCATCTTCAATAAATGGAGCAACTTTTGACCATTTTTGCGCAACTTCGTCAGGCAATATGCGTTTTAGTATCATTTTTATAAATTATAATAGGGAACCTTGTATTTTTTACCATTTACAGTCACATTTATAAAGCCGACAGGATTAGATGGTAAGGTTGCCGATCCTGCGCTTGCCGAGGTCGCAGAGCTAAAATTAAGCAGATTTAAAAAGAACTGCTGCCAAGCCCTAGTAGGTCTTTTAGTTGTTGAATCTAAAAACTCCGACTGGGGATAAGGGTTGCTTTGCGAGCTAGACCATAAGCCTGTTGACATTAGTTTTCTCCTACACTTGCTTTAAGGTTTGCAGACACAATAACGGCTTTAACAGGGTCGGTAATAACCACCTCATAGATTCGATCCCTTGCCATACCTAATCTGCGCCAAATAGCTCGGTTTTTATATTTACCTTGCTGGCCAATAGGAATCCAATATTCTCTACTCCAAGTCGAGCCACCATCATTAGACCAGCGCAACATAGCCTGTGGGTTTGTATAAGGGGTCGTTGAGTTGACGTTAGATGCCGTTCCAATAATATAAATAGCAGGTGCAGGTATTTGGTCTATTTGGTTGGGTCCAATTACTAGGTCTGTTCCAACAAACGTTCCTGCGGATATAAAGCTACCGCCTTGTCCGACACCAGGCTGGAATTGAATTTGAAGCTCGTCAAAGTATTGGCGCTGTAAATCTTCCACCAAATGAGGGCATCTACGAACCCTGCGAATTTCGTCACCGTCATCGGTATAGTTGTTAGGGTCTAGCTCGTAAATCTTGCCGTTTTGCCAATCGCCCACCAAAACCATGCCTTGGAATAAAGCTAAGCAATTGCCTCTGTGACGGTGAAATACGTTATTGCTATCTACATAAAGCCATTTATGCCACATTTGGGTTGTGTTGTCATAAGCCCAAGTTAAGTCTAAAGTTGGAAATGAAACTACATAAACCTCATGGCCTTCAAGCTGGTAAGTCCAAGCAATAGCATCGTCAATATACTGATTTACAAGGGTATTTTCTACCGCATGGGTTGAGATACGAGTTGGTGTATATCCTTGCATCATCATAATTTGGGCTTGCCCACGAATATTACGGCTTACATAAGCAAACGAATTACCAACCCTAGCTACTGAAAATTTAGCAGCGATTCCATGTTGTGTTGATGTTCCAGGAATACGCTGGAAAGG